GTACTGGCTGAGCGTGCGTTTGGCGAGTCGCCCCTTCGTCTGCAGCCATAGCTCGCACCACTTTCCGAAGGTCCGCTCCTCGACCACGGGAACCACGTTGATCGCTCTGGGGCTGTCGGGGAAATAATCCGCCAGGACGAACGTGCCGAGCCGGATCTTGTCGCGGATCTCCGAGGCCACCCGGTGCGCGTATTTCACGTTTGCGGCAGTCGGCGCGAGCGGCTTGCCCGCTATCGCTAGTGTTTCGCGGCACCTTTTGCCCTCGTGCACGAAGAACAGTCGGATGCTTCGCTCTCTGACCTCTACTCCGTCTCTAAAACCCATGCCTCTATCCCCTTGGTGTCGATCCAAATGCGCCCATCGCGCCCGCGGCGCCATTGCTTGTTTTCCAGCCACAGGCCTCGCTCAATGCGCTTCTCTATTGCTGCCGGTGAAAGGCCTGTCATGGCCGCACACAGTTTGATGGTGACAAACCGCGCGGACTGAACGAAAGGCAGAGCTGCTGCACTGGCGGTCATGGTGCCGAGTCCTCCAGTGGAATCGCGTTGAGCGCATCCTCAGTCAGCTGGGCGGCGTCTTGAAGAAGGTAGTCCACTGCAGACATCGCGCCTTCTTCCTTTGTGCGCACCAGCGCTGCCATCGCCTGGGCCACGCTGAGCTCTCGTTGCAGATCCGCAAACAAGCCGTCGTAGGGCAGGCCGATGTCCTCCACATCATCCGTGCTGGCGTGCCGGTTCCACAGCAAGTCCACCAGCACGACAAGCCCGTGTACCTCGTCGCCTGCATTGTCCTGAGCCAGGATGTGCAACACCTCCCTGGCTGCTTCGAGGTGGCAGATTGCCGAGTTCGTGAGTTCGCGCGCCCGCTCGGTGGACTTGGCTAGCGCTGGGGCATGTTCGCTTTTTGCCAGGGTGTGGCGCGCAACTGGTGCAGGTTGCTTGGCCAGGCGGGCACCCGCTTCGATTGCCGCAGCGGCTTCGGTGCAGGGGTGTAGCTCGCAGTCATAGCTCAGACCAGCGTTGTTCAGCATCTCGAACGCGGTCATGATCAACTGGTGGCGCCGAGTCGCAGCGGGCGACTCCTGTTTTTCGATGGCCAGCGCGCCGCTGCAAACTGCTGCCGCTAGGAAGAACACGTCGCGAATGCACCCCTCGGTAACCACGCCGACCGAGGCCTTCTGCAGAGCCGTCTGCCCGAGCTTCAAGAGATCGGCTGCATAGGCTGCGCCGTCTTCATCGTTGATGGCCTTGATGGCTTGTTCCAAGAGCGAGACGCCAGTTGCTGCAACCTTGCGCTCGCTGACGGACGGCAAGGGGGCGGCGACTTGCGCCTGAACCATCGGGCGTGCGGCGCCGATGTCAATGCAGTTCGTGCCCGTCTCATCGCACTCGGTGAGCCAGTTGAGCTGCACTGCCGCCTGGTTGAGGAGATCCGTCCGCTCGGCACTCTCGGAATCCCCGGGTACGAGCTTGGCAGACTTGATGAGCGCGGCGATGTCGTAAGCCACCCGCTGCGCATCATCCAAGCCTGGTGTATTGGTGTGGGCCTTGCCCGCAAGGTCTGCGGCGAGGGCGAGCAGCCGGTCGGAGTCGCCGCTCCACTGGTGGGGCTCATCGGTCTTGCTGGCGGACTGGAGCAACACCTCAAGGATGCCGAACGCGGCTTTGATCGTGAAGCGGGTGAATTTGCCTTCTTCTAGCTTGGCAGGCGCCTTTGGGGCGGCCTTGGCAGCGGTGGACTTGGCTTTTGCGGGGCGAGCGATTACCTCAGACATGATCTGATCCTCTGAAATGATGAAATAACGGAAGGGCGGGCTGTCAGGCTCTCGACCGAGAACGCCACAGCAAGCCAGCGGCCCAGGCCAAGGACTCGATGGGCCCGGCACCGGCGGTGCGGCGCATGCTTGCAAGGCGATAGAAGAGGGCGGCGGTTTTCATGGGTTTTCCCTCCGCCAAATAGCTTCTTCCTCGGCAATCAGCGCCTTGGTCATGTGCCGGTAGTCCGGGTTGTCTTTGGGCAGCTGTCGGGGAACCCGCGTGCTAGCCATCGCTACGCAAGCCTTGGCGCTTCGGCGATGGGCCTGCGCCTGCAGGGTCTCCTTGCCCGTGTGCGGGTCGCGCTGCAGGGCTTCGGCGGCCTGGTTCCACAGACTGGCGGCCATGGTCCACTGCAGGGCCGCTTGCGCCTTGCGTGCTGCGTTAGCCAACTGGGCTGCGTCCTGGCTGGCGACCTTCGCCTCACCCGCTTTGAGGAAGAAGGGTAGGGTGGTCATGCTTGCGCCTCCAGGTCCGAGATGAGGCTGGTCAGCGAGGCCTTCAGCAACGCACCTGCTGCGCTCAGCACCACGTCGCCCGAGAAGAGGCTCAGCATTCCGATGGCTTGCTCCATGTGGCACACCACGGACTGACAGTCGTCCAGCGACTGCTCGCTGCGGATGCGCTCCAGATCATTGAGCAGGATGCCGACAATCGTCATCACACCCCAGACGGCATCGTTTCTCACATCGTCTGAGCCATCTTCTGCGACGGTGCGCAGGACGGACTCCGCCTCGCTAGCCAAGGTCAGGGCCATCTCGGCGAAGTTGCCGTTTGAGATGGCTCCTGAAGGCGGGGCCTTGGGATGCGGCGGCTTTGCGGTACGCCGGTGTTTAGTTGCGCCTGCGGAAGGGCGCGTGATAACCTCAGACATAGATCTGATCCTTTTCGACGGGGGTTGTGGTCTAGAAGCCGGTGCGGGTCCAAGCGCAGTCGGCTTCGGGCAAGGGGCCAGTGGTAATCACTGGCTTTTTGTTTTTGGTGGTGCAGTTGCGTTATTCATCGTGGTTTCTGTTCGAGCTGCGAGTGTGGAGCGGTTTCCGAATCTGACGTTGGGGCGCCTCCAGAATCTAAGGGATGCCACATCCAAAAGGCCCCTTAAAAAACGCGCAAAAAATGCACGTTTCGCCATATGTGAAAAGCGTCTGGTGACGTGTTTTTTTATATCTGGTGTCACGCTGCTTTCTTTAGCATTCGCGGCAGCACCTCTTCGAGCACTGACTCGTGATAGCTGTGAACTGCGCCGAAGCGTGGGTCACTCACATCACCGATCACCAGACCGCGCTGGCGAGAGAGTGCGGCGCAACGCTTCCCAAGGTTTGCGGCGGTGCGAACATCCACTGACTGGCCAATCAAGTTCGCGTACCCCATCACGGTGAAGTGCTTGTTCTCAGGCTGGGTGCGAGCCTCGATCACCGCGACGTTCTCAGCAATGCGGGCCAGCTCTTCAGCTTGGCGCTTCTGTTCCTGCTTCACAGCGTCCACGCGGGTCAGGGCCAGGATGACCGCAGCAATCTGTGGGTCCTTCACCATGGGCACTGCTGCACGAGCTTGGCGCTCGCAAGCCAAGAAGTATTCGCGCACCTCCGAACCTCGCGCAGTGCCGCTCATCATGGCGATGTGCTTGCCAGCTTCGATGGTGAAGTGGTACTCCACTGAGGGGCGTCCACCTCCCGGGTTTTCCCCTTTTTGGGTGAAAACCACGTAATCCTTGTTCTCCAATAAGTGGGCGCGCTTAATCTGGCCCTTTGCCCAGCTGTTGTAGTCCTTCCCTACCTCAAGGTCGGCGTGGAGGTCGCGCCCATTGAACGTCTGGGTCAGTTCGCCAACGATTTCGCGTTGTGCGATTGGGATGCCTACCGACATTGCTTCTCTCCTTTCTGCAGAGTGGGTTGCTGGTCTGCGTCACGGCTGGCTTCGAGCCGCATCACTATCTCTTGGCTCATGTTGCGATAGCCTTCGTTCGCCCGCTGTGCCAGGTACTGCTGCAAGTCATGGGGCAGCCGGAGCGATACTGGTGACTTCTGTTTAATCTTGTTCATAGTACTTTGATGTATGTACTTTGGTACATGGTTGATATCGTAGCGCAAAATAGACTTTGTGCAACTATTTTTTGGGCTTTAGTACTTTGACCCCCGAAACTATTGGCGAGCGCATCACCCACGCGCGCGAGCTGAGAGGAATGTCTCAGGGAGACCTTGCGCGCGCCACCGAGATAGCTGCCACGCAGTTGAGCCGCTACGAGACGGGTCGGGCAGTGCCCAGAAAGCTGGCGGTGCACCGTTTGGCAACGGCCCTCGCCGTCAATTGGCGATGGCTTGAGTACGGGGAAGGTGAGATCGGCGAGTACGGGTCCGTAGAAGGTTCGGGACTCTCGATCTGGATTGACGCTGAGCTTCGTGACAGGCTGACAGCCTATGCCTACTACAACGGGCTCACGTTGGAAGAGGCTATGGCAGACATCCTTGATAGCCCACTCATGGCATACAGCAAGGATGAGCTTCCAAAAACTCCCGAAGCCCAAGATAGGCTGCGGCAGACGCTCAAGGCCTACGCTACTAAGGGGCCAAGATTGAAGGTATTGGCCCGCAAACTCCGCGTCGCGCCCTCTGGGCCACCGCAGCCGACAGGTCCAAGAATTACGGAGAAAGAGGTCAACACGATGCCGGTTCTCGAGGGGGGCTCTCGCAACATCACCACTGAGATCACCGAGCAATACAAGGTGCGCCATAGGGACGAGCGGGATCCCAGGCGCGAGGACAGAGCGGTTCCCGTTACGGTCATTAAAAAGCGTACTTTCGTCAGACGTGGCAACGAGCCTAAGTCTTGACCGCACTACGAAACGAATGTGGGCTCGCGCTTGGTTTGAGCTCCTCCATTCCTGGATGGCGCCGTCGAACAGGGTGCTAGGTTGCCCGCGCTGCACTTGATTGCTTTGCATGGGTTCAGTGTCTTGGCTTGGTCGCGCGGGCACTAAATAAAGCGCTTTAGAAATTGGTTTGAATGGGGTCTGCGTCGCGCCCTGACGCCGGCTTCTGCGGAATGGAATCTCGCCACGCCAGCAACTCGTCCCGATCAAAGACCGTGCATCTGGCGGAAAGCTTGCGAGGCCTGGGAAAGTTGGGGCGTTCTTTTGCCCAGCGCCAGAACGTGGCAAGACCTATGCCGAGCAGTTCGGCCGCATCTTTGGGGCGCAACGATTGCGCGGAGGAAGTTGGAGCCATTTGTCGTCCCAGTGGGTCCCGCATGTGCGGTATGGGATGAACTGTGGCGAAGTGAGACGCCTCTAGGGGGCAACTGCCAGGGCGAAATAGGCAACTGGCTATGAGATCCTTATCTCATGCGGGCTGCGAGCGCATCGGGAATTTTTTTTAGGTGCCCTTCGATGGTGGTTTCGCCGATGGAGATGCCTAGTCGTGCAGCACTGCCTTGGATAAGGGCCGCAGTTTTGGAGGATTTCGAGTAGTCAAGTTTTGCTTCTCGGCAAACCACCGCGATGATCGACAAGAGGGTGTCCCTCTCTCGTGTTCCAACTGACTTCTCCGCTCGATGTTGTTGTGGTGCCTCGATGTCATGAATCGACTCGTACCTCAGCACTTCCTCCATCAGAAAAGCTGCTTCAAGCTCCACGCTGGCTATCTCAATTTCGTGTGGCAACCAGAACCAGTCATATAAGGGTGCATCCCAGGGTTCAGCGGGGACATCGGGATCGCGTTCGCGGCTGGCTAAGCGGAACTCGCAATTTAAGGGTGCGATGTGTCCGGGGCTCTGAAGATAGAGCCACCCTGTCGGCTGTACTTCCACTTGGAAGCCTTGCGCATCCTGTTTGTGCCCGCACGGAACGCAACCATCGGCCATTGGGTCATATTCCCAGTCGACCAGCTTCAATGGTTCGGTGGCCTTAACCGCAGGCTTGAGCTCCCCATTCACAATGAGATATCGCAGATCGTTTTCTGTGCACTGCCAACGAAGCAATAGCTCTCTGAATGTCAAGTACTTACGAGGTGGGATTTTTATTGACATGTGTCTCTCGTGTTCTCATCGCCCTATGTCATTGTGCGCGAGAACCTGGGACCAAATGGGACGACCTCGACGGGGCAGGCAGCCCGGCTACTTTCCCCGTGCTGAGAGGGCGTCTGGGATCTTCTTGAGGTATCCCTCAATCGTTGTTTCCCCAAGAGACACACCCATCCGTGCTGCGGTGCTTTGGATGAGCGCGGCCGTCTTTGCCGGTTTGCTGTAATCGAGCTTCGCCTCCTTGCACAGGGCGCCGATGATGCATAGCAAGGTGTTTTGCACTTTTGAGCTCACGCTGTCAGCTTGGCTATGCGACGGCGCCGACACTTTGAAGTAGCCGGCCTTTTTCGCGCCCTCAAGCCACGGAATCTCGATGCCTTTGGTTTCGGCCCAGTCGAAGAAGTACTTCGGTTCGGCGCGATCGGGGTGGTTTGGGTTCGAGTCCCAGAGCCGCGTGAGATCGGCGATCTGGTGAATGCGTTCGTCCTTCTCTCCGTCATGATTGTGAAGAAGGCCGCCAGTTACTTTAAAGAAGCCGAATCCTTCATAGATCTGGGTCGGGATCACCCCGGCGATCAAGAACATTGCTGCTTCCTTTGGCCAAGTGTCCATGATCAACCACTGGTGCAGTTCTTCTCTATCGTCGCCTATCCGCGAGAACATGTCTTTTTCGCTTGGCTCGTTTGCATCTTCCATGGCGTGCTGTACCTTCAAGTCGCTCGGTAATTTAGCTCTTTGGCTATCGTGTTATCGCTACTAGCATGATCTCACCGCACCCACGCGGCCCGTGGGAAAAACGGAGGGACTATGACTAAATTCACGATTCGCGTTGTTCTCCACGACGATCCTACTTGGGATGACTACGAGCAGCTGGCGTCGGCCTTGGCAGCAAGAAACATCACAGATGTACTCACTAATAGTGAGGGTGTGCAGTACAAGATGCCCCCTGCCGAGTATCAATGCCAAGGAGATCTCTCTGCGGCTGAAATTCGCGACATTTGCGTTGCCGCGGCAAAAACCACGGGCAAGCCGCACGCTGTTCTGGTTACAGAGTCAGTGAGCAGGGCGTGGGTGGGATTGAAGCGAGTGGATGGCTAGGGCTTGCAGCCTGGTCGAAAGAATATATGCATAAGTCTGCGTTGTTGATTTCTGCGCTGCTAGCACTGCCATTCGGCGCGCAAGCTCACACCTACAAGTGCAAAGATTCCCGAGGTGAGTGGACGGAAGAGGCATGTCCAGACTATGAGCAGCGAAAACGGCAGAGCGCCCAAAAGCTTCTTGAAGAGCAGGCCCGAAAGAACTGGACGCCAAGGGTCGGGATGGCATCTGACGAGGTTGAAAAGATGCTCAGGAGCCCCGACTGCCACTCTACGAGGGCGTACAAGTGGTGCGGCTCTTGGAAGATTAATAGAACAAAGACTGCGTTCGGCACGCGTGAGCAGCGGGTCTTCACAAATGCTCGTGGGATGCCGCTGTACTTTCTATTCTTCGACAACGGGGTACTAGTCACAATTCAAGATTGATGTGGCATCTCCCTCTTCGCACGGCGACACGATAAAGACCTTTCGCAGTGTGATTGACGCCAATCAAGGCTCTGTAGCGTTTGCGCTTCGGGCCGGTTGTCGATGGCAATTTTTTCTTCCCTTTGCCGCGCAAGTCTGCGTAACATGTTGTCACGAATAGTGCGCTTGGCAAGAGCACGCACGACATCGACAAGTTTAGGAGGGACCACATGCTCAACCGCGTTTTCACGGCTATCACCGCCGTGTCTCTGACCGCCTGCGCCTTTTCACCAGTCGATGTACCCCCTGTGGAAAAGCATGCGCCCAAGGTGGTGTTGAGCCAGCTGCAAGGAGTGACGGTTGAGCAAGGCATGGACGCTGCGCGTTCTGCCTTGCAATCATCCGGCTACGAGGTTGGAGCGTACACCCCAGAGCTTGGCGAGGTGAAGACAAAACCCCGTCAGCTCCAAGTTCCAGAGTGGTGCGACTGCGGCACGTGGAATGGGTCAGTAGTCCAAGGCACTGCAGACAGCATCATGACGGTAGTCGTTAAGCCAGACGGGGACTCGAGAGTGTCTGTCGCGGCTCAACACAGCTGCGCGAACATCTTCTTTGGGCGAAACCTGTACGGGGTAGTGACGGTCCAGCAACCGGTTCAGTGCGCCAGTCGTGGGACCGTGGAGCGCGAGTTCGTGCAGAAACTAGAAGCGATTGCTAAGGTGCGCGCCGTCAAATAGCTTCAGCTGCCGAAGGGGACTTGGTGGCCCATTCCGAGTCGTCCGCCGTCGCGATAGCTGGGCTGTGGAAAAGTTCAGTGTAAAAAACCACAACGAATGCTAGCCTTAGGATAGATAGGACTGGCTATTGGCTGTCAATGCGCTACTATCAGAGGCATAAATATTATGGGTTGTGAGGAACTCAAAAGACAGTCAAAGGATCAACTTGCGAAGCGGATTCGTACCGCAGCCAAGGACACTTCCAACATCATCATCACAGTGCATGCTAAGCAGCAGATGAAGAAGCGGAAAGTAACTACCCCTATGTTGTACGAATGCCTGCAACTCGGGCAAATGTTGCGAGAGCCTGAAGAGAACGTCGACAAAGGCACCTTGGAATGCCGAATGGAGCGCTACTGTGCAGGTTGCAACTGCACCGCAATAGTTGCCCTGGATGACAAAAATCCGAGTCTTATTTGCGTAACTGTTTGGGTTTGACCCAAAAAAGGAAGAAATGATGTACCACTACACAGAGTGCGGACTCGACAACGTGTGGCTGGAAAATGGCTACACAGTGCACACTACCCCCTATGGGAAAGGCGTGTCTATCGATGACGCTGCTGGGCTCCATGGCGTACTGGTGGCGGAGCTTGTAAAAAAGCAAGGTCGCATTACTGGCAAGGAGCTCCGCTTTTTGCGCACTCACCTAGCCCTATCGCAAAGCAATCTTGCAAAGTGGCTGGGCGCAACAGATCAGTCTGTTAGTCTGTGGGAGCGCACAGGAAAGGTTCCGGCTACCAGCGATGCGCTAGTCCGCATGCTCGTAATAGAGCGCTCCAAAGGAAACGTACAGGTGAACGCCATCCTTGAGCGAATCAACGATGTGGACCGACTGATGAATCAAAAGATCGTAGCCAAGGAAAGGCGCAAGAAGTGGCACTCCGAAGTCGCAGAGTTTAACGACGAGCGCTTTGCTTTAGCAGCCTAACTACGCTCCTTACGAGACCGCCCACCGAGGCGGTTTTTTTTGTCCTTCTTTCACCCGACAAGCGCGGGTCCAGCGGCAAACAGCTCAACATTTGGGACGCGCAGTCGCTGCGCCGCATCCTGCTGTGTCCCCGCCAGCCAGGCGTCGTAGTCGGTTGGGTCCAGCGGTATAACGCTCCGCTTGTCCTGCTGCTCCAGCGGCAAGGGCTTCTTTGTCTCCGGGTCCAACTCGTTCTTGTGCATGCGGCCCATCAGAGGGTGCCCATCTGCATTGATCGTGAGCATTGTGTAGCTCTCATGGATCTCACCGGTCAACTTGTTGGTCCAGGTGTTCCATAGCCCCGCCAAGCCCCATGGCTGCCCATCCGCCCGCCGAAATCGCCACCATTCGCACTTCTTGAATGGGCTGCCGTAGGGCCCCCAATACGGCTCATCGAAATCTGCCGCAGGAATGATGCAGCGCTGACCGCGCGCCCAGGGCAACTTAAAACTTGCCTTCGCCGCCAGCTCCTCGGAACGCGCGTTGTTCATCGGAAACTTGAGTCGGTGCTCTTTCGCGAACCAGGGGATCAATCCCCATTGCCCCACGACAAGCTCCCGGCTGTACCCAGCGTCATCCTTCGCTCTGCGAATAAAGGGCCCTATGCCTCGAGGGAAGAGCACCTGATCCCACCAGCGAAGAGGGTTCCGGTTGCCGACGTGCCACTCGCGCTCAATGTCTAACAGCGCGGGTGGGGTGTACCTATTGCACATGAGCACTCCTGAGGGGATAGCAGCATCTCCCAAAAATTCACGTGGTCCGAACTATTTTGGTGTTACCAAGAGGCCCGGGAGTAATGAAACTTATTGTAAAACTCTCATTGCAAAAAGCTCCATTGGCTATCATGGAGTCGGCGCCGTTCATTTTATTAAGAATTTTATTTTATGAAAAAATTGCTTTTAGCCTTTATATTGGCAGTGAGTAGTGTTGGTGCATTCGCTTTGAACGATAATGGAGTTCTCAAAGCAGTCGGAGGCACTCGCGGCTTCGATTTTCGATATCCTCGCGGATTTGAAAAGCAAGTTCCCACACCAGGTTCGCTCCCAATTAAACTTCAGAGTCGATTCACGTGGGGGAATACGAACTGGATGGGTGACCATGCGGTTGTTGCGTATGTCCAGGGTGATAATAATGCATATTTTAACTCAGAACCAGTCGGCTTTAAAAGCGTGGTTTGGAGGTACGGTGCAGGCGCTCTAGTAGCGGCAAACGGCCTAAACCTTGAGCTATGGTTTCACCCCATCAATTCGGGTTCGCCTGACGCAAGTGCGTATGCGTGGAGCGCGGAGAATCGTTCAGGTGTAGCCATAAATACTTCGCCAATCACTCGCCCCGCCCTTGGGAGTAGTTTTTCTGAAAATGGAGAATATGTCGAGCCTCTCCCTGCAGATTGGAGTTTTGTCCCCGGGGATCATTATTGGGTAAGAATTGCTCTCAAACCCACCACGGGAGACTTTTTGCTGTTGTACGCCGAGTTATTTCACGAGAACGCGGGTGGCGTTAAACTGGTGCAGCGCGCTCAAATTCGTTTCCAAAAGTCAGCACATTTGCCACTTAGCTCTTCAGCTAAGGCAGCTGTCGCACGTGCGCCTGGCTCCGGAGCCGACATCATATGGTATGCATTTGATTCTTTTTAAAAGCGTGTGGTGAGAGTTGCGCTCCGGATCATTCAGATTTAAGTCGCATCTCACCCAAATACCGGGCGCAAGCCTGGCTCGATTTAGGCCGATCTCAAATGCACCCTAAGGCAACGCTGGTGGGCGTGCCTATGAGATCAAGATGACTGGTCTAGCGACTGGATCTTTGGCAAGAATCCTACGGCGCTCCAAACGGATCGCCATTGATACTCCGCCGAAGTACCCGCTAGACCAGGAGTCTTTGATGAATCGAGCCTCGCCCCGTCCCGCCACTAATCGAAAGCCGTCGCTCATTGAGCGGATGCACTGGAGTGTTCGGCTGGCTGCCGCAATGGTGTTGTTTGTGATTTGCTCCGCGTTTTTCATCGGGGGCAAAAGCGACAACCCAACTGAAATGACAGGTGATGGTCAGCCAGCGCCGCAAAGCCAGCAACAGCCCGCGCCAACCAGCTGAGACCCTCAATGCTTTGCGGCCGCCTTCGGGCGACTTCTTACGCCCTGACGCTCTGGGCTAGGCGCCGGTCGGACACTAACGCAGCCGTGTCCGCTCGCCCGGCCAGCGCTCCCTGGCGGGCATTTTTGGCCCATTGCCTGCAAACACGGTCGAAAAGCAGTTGCCCAATGAACCGGCTAAAGAGAGCGACATCGCCTACCTCACCCTGAGATCAACGTATGAGCGCTACGAAGTCTCGGTGAAGTCGTGTGTTTCGGCTGCGGTATTCTCCCCGGCTCGACATCACATACGAACTCTTCATGATCATCCAACCGCGTGTGCGTGGCTTCATCTGTGTCACAACTCACCCTGTGGGCTGCGAGGCGAACGTTAGGCAGCAGATCGAATACGTCAAGAGAAACGGTGCCATCAGCCAGGGGCCTAAGAAGGTCTTAGTGATCGGTGCATCGACCGGATATGGACTTGCCGCCCGTATCACCGCCGCATTCGCAAGCGGTGCAGATACGCTCGGCGTCTTTTTCGAGCGCCCCGGCACCGAAGGCAAGCCCGGTTCGCCTGGCTGGTACAACACGGCCGCTTTCCACGAGGCTGCCATCGCTGAAGGCCTGTACGCGGCAAGCATCAATGGCGACGGCTTTTCGGATGAGACTAAGCAGAAGACCATCGATGTCATCCGGCGAGATTTGGGCCAGGTTGACCTGGTTGTCTACAGCCTCGCCGCCCCGAGACGCACGCATCCCCGAACCGGTGAGGTCTTCAACTCGACCCTGAAGCCAATAGGCAAAGCGATCAGCGTGCGCAGCCTCGATACCGACAACGAGGTGATCAAAGAAGCCGTTCTGCAACCGGCGACCCCGGAAGAAATCGAAAGTACCGTCGCGGTGATGGGCGGCGAAGACTGGCAGATGTGGATCGAGGCGCTGGCGGACGCGGGCGTGCTGGCTGATGGGGCGAAGACCACCGCCTTCACCTACCTGGGCGAGCAGATCACGCGCGACATCTACTGGAACGGCTCCATCGGCGCGGCCAAGAAGGACCTGGATCGGCGAGTCATCAGCATCAGGGATCGTCTGGCCGTTCATGGGGGTGACGCTCGCGTATCGGTACTCAAAGCAGTCGTCACCCAGGCGAGTTCCGCTATCCCAATGATGCCGCTGTACCTGTCACTGTTGTTCAAGGTGATGAAGGAGCAAGGTACTCACGAGGGCTGCATCGAGCAGGTCTACGGGCTTTACCGCGACAGCCTATACAGCAGTTCGCCGCTCATGGATAGCGAGGGGCGGCTGCGCGCCGACGGCAAGGAGCTCGATTCGGAAATTCAAAGCCGCGTCCAAGAACTCTGGCACCAGGTCACCAGCGAAAACATCGACGAGGTCACGGACTTCGCTGGCTATAAATCGGAGTTCCTGCGGCTGTTCGGGTTCGGGATCGAAGGAGTCGACTACGAGGCCGACGTGTCTCCCGATGTGCGGATACCCAACGTCATCAACATTTAGTCGAGTGCGCTAAGGAGCGTGGCTATCGCCGTCAGGCAGCCCATCTCCCGCGCTCCGCTGTTGAGTATTAGCGTGTAGTGGCGCGTCCGGATGGGCGTCGCTAGATTCGCTGAATGGTCAGACCTCGCGTAAATTTGGACTACGGTTACTGCGTTCTCAGCATCGACGAGAGCGAGGTCTATGTGGGGGGCATCGAGCCCTCTCGGTTCATCCATCAGTTGAGTGGCCGTGTTCAGATCTTCTTCCTCGGTGGACCAAGGAAGTTAGATGTTGGCACGTTTTCCATCCTGGTTGTCGACCTCGAAACCGCCATCAATGAAGGCGTGGAGCCCTTCCATGTATTCGATTCCGACAGCAAAACCGCTCCGTACTACGGCCCTCTTTACCTCCAAAGGACCTGGAGCGGTACGGACTTCAGGGCGTCGGTAACCAGGGCTGTCTGCGGCGACGAGTCCATTTGGCGTCCAAACCTGTTGATTCTGGATCGCTTGGCCGTGTATCCCGAGCACAGAGGCCAAGGGGTAGGGCTCTTGGCCATACGCGGTTTGATCGAGCGGTTCCGCATGGGAATAGGGCTCATCGTCATGAAGCCCTTTCCGCTGCAGTTTGAATCGGAGCCCACATCCCCGAAAGACGTTGAAACGCGCCGCCGTCTTGGCCTGGACGACTTTCGGATGGGCTACAAGCCCGCACTTGCCAAGCTCCGTAGCTACTACGCCACCCTGGGGTTTAGGTGCATCCCACGCACGAGCCTGATGGGCCTTGCGCCAGAGCACTACGTTCCGGATCTGGATTAGGGCTGGCGATTTGCCAGGATAGACGAGAGGCTAGCCTGAAGCCTTCTGCTGTCCGGCGCTAGCGAAAGCGCCTGCAACAACCCTCCTGCCTGTTGGCGGGCTGCGTCTGGCAACCCATCCAAGGCCCGTGCAATGCGGGCTATTGCGGCATCCAGTGACGGCTCTGGCAGCGAGCTGAACTCTGGTGCACCAATCACCCTTGGCTCAGTTCCGTTGAGTATCCAGGTGCTGGAGACACCAAACAAACGTTGAGCATTTAGGGCCCCGGCCTTCGATACGCCACGGCGCCCCCAGTTCGTCACGACCTGATCCGACTCGTTGAGCGCGCGTGCCAGTGCCGCGGGCCCAATGATCTGGTGCTCCGCAGCGACCTCTAAGAGGCGCGTCAGGGATGGGTGGCGCAGGCGTTCGTTCATGCGCGGCATTATGCCCCCGGGAAACCAGCTGTTGCCAAACGCATGTTCCATTTTTCGGCGTGATGTTTAATAATAGTAAACATGAATGAAGCCGAAATGATCATCGCCAGGCATGGAGGCGCCCAGGCCCTCGCCAAAAAGATGGGGCTCCCTGAGAAGTGGCTTCCCCAGCGCCTCCACTACTGGAAGACGCGGGGTATCCCTGCCGCCATGAAACTGGCACACCCCGACCTTCTTCTGAGCGAGGAGTTTCTGCTTGGGGCCCTGGAAAAGATGCGTGCGCGCGCAACAGGACCAGACGGAGCAGGCACGTCATGACTGAGCTTCAGCCCTGGCCTCTCGCTCGAGCGAAGCGCGATCGCGCTTGCCGGTACGCATCCAACAGCACTCGGCTGCCGACGAACCTGACGCGCAACTCTGCGCCCGTCCACTCCAACTCCAGTCGCGATGTGGTGAGCACCTGCGTTCGCACGCCCGTGTGCGGATCCGTGTTCATGGAAACGGCGGTACGTGTGCTGCTGTGCAGTGGAAGCGATTTCGTGAAGCTCATTGCCGCAAGTCTCCCCGCTCAGGCGCGACTGATCAACGTCCACGTATCGGAGGCCCGGACATGAGCCTGCTTGATTCACTCCGCCGCGGCATCGATCACTACCCAGGCGGGCGTGCGTCTCTGCGCCCTCGCGTTGATCCGAGCAAGTCCGACGAGGTGTTCCGCAAGGAGCTATCGGGAGCAACGTCGCACAAGCTGGGTGCTGTCGATGCGCTGGCAACCGCGGTGATGTGCTGCGAAGCCGGGACACCGCACTGCTACGACTACGCGGCTCATGTCGCGCGTGAGTGCGGTGGTGAGTTCCGCTTGTTGGGTGAAGTCCGCGAGCCGGAGGCAAACCCTGTTCATCGCATTTCTGGTTTGGTGCGAGAGACATCCGACGTCACCTCGATCGTGATTGACGCAATGGGCGACGGCGTGATCAGCGACAACGAGATGGCAGTGATCGAGCGCGAAATCAGCGAAGCAGAGGAGGCTCTGAGAAAGCTGCGCCAAGCCGCCCGCGCGGTCAACGCAGCAGGTAAGCCTGGCCATCTGCGACTGCCGGTGCGAGACGTGATGCGAGAGGGCGGAGGTCGACCGGAGTCCGCCTTGGCGCCAGAGGCTCTATGAGCAAAAGCCGTCCTGTGCCCAAGGACTGGGAGGCGCTCAGGGCCCGCTACCGCGCCATCGGCGGGGAGATATGGCGGAGCCATCCCGATGACGCTCCATTGATGTACGCCATCACCTGGAACGGCTGCGATTGGGTGCTGGGGAACATAACCCAGGCGCGCAAGCTGGTCGCAATTCTTGAAGTGGACCACCAGAAGAATCTCGTCCGAGAGGCAGCGTTTTGGGCGCGTGAGAACCGTAGCCGTCCAAAGGCAGACCGCGTCCCCCTCGATGCCGCAGGACTTCCCATCAAGCGTGAGGGGCAGGCCTGATGTCCAAGAAGAAAACGGACCCTAGGGGCGGCCACACGCGCCTCTACAACGACATTTCGGATTCGCCTGCATGGCGGGTGCTGGACTATTCCGCATGGGGCCTCTGGCTGGCCATGCGAAGGCAGCTGAAGGCCAACAACAACGGCGACATTGAGGCAACGCTAGGGACGCTGAAGCACTTCGGCTTCACCTCGCCATCGACCATTGCAAAGGGACTACGGGCACTTCAAGCCGTAGGCCTGATTGCGATCACGCGCCAGGGTGGGATTGCAGTAGGCCAAAAGGTCTGCAACCTGTACCGATTCACCGACGAGAGCGTCACGCCGAATAGCAAGCTTGGTTTGACCTTCTCGCTGCCCACCAACGATTGGAAGCGCTTCGAAAACATGGCGCAGGCCGAGGCCGCAATTGCCGAGGCTGAGCGCCTCGTGGCCCGCAAATCCAGGGACGAAAAGCCGCCCTGAAAAACACGTCCGGCTTACAGATTCTGTACGGGGTAACTACAGAAACTGTATCGGAAACGGCGTTTTTCGATACAGAAACTGTACACGGAGGCACCTCCCACGCTACAGAAACTGTACACGGCGTTTTTTGAGGAGAACCCTCGGAAGCCGCGCCAGTCAACGATCTCAAAGGCATCTGCCTATTTTTTAAGCGGCACCGCGTCTAGTACAGAAACTGTACACCTATTGCAGGTTGCCACCCCATACACCGATTAAGGACCAACCCATGACCACACTCTCCAACCCTGACCGCATCACCCAGCAATGGAGCGGCGACAGCCTGCCCGACCTCGATATCGAGCACAACCCCGAACGCGGCACGTACTGGCTGAGCCAGCAACAGGGTCTGCAGGACCCGATCTCGGTCGAAATCCATCCCTCGCAGGTGCTTTACATCGCACAGAAGACCGGGATGGTGCGCGAACTGAGCCAGAACGAGGCGGCGGCCCGCGAAGCCTTGCAGAGCCGCATACGCGAGTTGGAACGGGATCAACGGCGTCTTCGCTTGACGCTCCTGGCCTGCCGTGACCGCACTGAAGGGCTGTACAAGGACCTGTGCCGTGAACTTGACCGAGGCCAGCAAGACCTGGGCGTCGAGGTGGCGAAGTCAGCTGCGCTGGCTGACCTTGTGGCTCTCGCCTGTGCGGACTTTGAGGATGAGTTCGAACTGGTGGACGCCGATGGCGGCCGCATCTACCCACCCACCACGGCACAGCAAGACGCCGCGCGTCTCCGAACAGGCCCGGGTTTCCCTGGCAACAGTACCGAATTTCCCACCAAACAGTCCCGTTTTTCCCATGAAACGGTACCAAAAACGGGTGAGTTTCCTGAGTCGGGCGCGGGAAAAGGCCGCGACCTCTTTGGCGGGGCTGCAGGTTGATCCATATCCGACTGGGCAACCCACTGGGTTTTTCGGTGAAACCCACGAGTAACCCGATGGGTTTTGTCTTACGCGCCGCCGAAGTGCCCAGTGCCTTGGTGCCGTAGAGGAGGATTGAGATGGGGATAGCTATATCGCTGCAGATCCGCGACCAGAAAGAGGTCGAGGCGTCGCTGCGCAAGTTGAGCGGGCGCGAGGCTGCCCAGGCGTACGCCGACGCTCTGAACGACACCGGGCATCAAGCCCGCCGCGTGATGATCAAGGAGTTGCGCTCCGAGTTCGACCGGCCCACCCCATTCATCTTCAACTCTCCGAAGTTCATACCCGCCACACCTGAGCGGCTGTCCCTCGCTGTGCTGCCAACCATTGACGCACGCAACCTGCCCAGCAAGGGCGGGAAGGTGGGGGTGGACCCGCAACACGTGCTGCAGGCCCAGGCTTTCGGCGGTCGACGCGCGGATAAACGCAGCGAAGTCGCGCTGCGCAGGGCTGGCCTCCTGCCCGTAGGTATGCAGACGGCCTTGCCAACCGACCCCTACCCGGGTAGCGATGACGGCAGGGGCAACATCAAGGGGCCCTTCATGGCCCAGCTCATCAGCTACCTGCAGGCCAGCAGTGAGCAAGGCTACCGGCAGAACATGAAGGCCAAGGCCAAAGCCAAGATCGAGGACAGGACCACCTTCTCGCACATCAAGACGCGCAAGGAGCTGAAGACCATCCGCGGGCGCGTGTACTTTGTGAGCAAGGGCCCAGCCTTCGGGCACAGCCTTCCCCCTGGCATATGGGCCAAGAGTGGTACGCATGGGGTTGTCGTCAAGCCTGTGCTGATGTTCGTACGTCGTGGCGCATACGAGCAGCGCATAGACCTCGATCGCGTTGTGGAGCGGGCAGACCTGCAGGGCTATCTCGACAAGCGCGTCCGCTTCCGCATCCGAAAGGCTGCAGGCGAATGAAGCGCACGCCGATGCAGATGGCACACATCAAGAGCGATCAGACGCCGGGCTGCGGCGCACACGCGTCCCTCGCCACATTCAAAAACGATAGCTGCGGGTCCTTCCTGGAAGGGGCCTGCACGGGTAATTCGTGCCCCGCTGTGTCGCTATTTACCAACGCTGTATAGGGCCTAAATTGAATCAAGCGCTGCTCGAAATGCTCGACACCAAGGCTGACCAGCAGACCCTTGCGGCTGTGCTGGGCATCAGCGAGGGTCGCGTGAGCCAGCTCATGACGAAAGGCGTCATGCAGCGGGGCGACACGGTTCACGCGCAGATCCTGGCGTACTGTGAAAACCTCTCAGATCAGGCGGCGGGTCGCGCGCCAGGGGAGGGGGAGCTAGACCCCGCCCAGGAGAAAGCCAAGCTCGACCGCGAGCGGCGCATGGGACAGCGCATCAAGAACCTGCAGTCCCTGGGCGAGTGGGCCGCCATTCCGCTGCTCACGAAGACCCTGGCCAAGGCCAGCGCTGCCATGGCTTCCAAACTGGAAGCCCTGCCGGGCGACCTCGTGAAACAGGTGCCCGATCTGCCGTATGAGGCGGTGGAGTCCTTGCGGGCGGCCATCGCCAAAGCGCGAAACGACTGGGTTGCAGACACCGCGGAGTTGGACCTGTCAGACGACCCGGACCCCGAGGCTGACGAGGAAGAGGAGGGCGACTGATGGGCGCGCGCGACCTTCCGGACTTCCCGCTGACGGACGTTGATGCGATCAACGAGGAGACACGCACGGCCATCGCCAAGGCGATCCGCTTCGGATTCTCCCCCCTGGTGGTGGAGCCGCCCATGAGCCTGTCGCGGTGGGCGGAAGAGCACTTCTACATGTCCGCCGAATCCAGCCAGAAGCAACAGCGCTGGGTGCCGTTCCCGTTCCAGCCCTGCATCCTGGACGCCATGGGCGACGACCGGATCACCGAGGTGGACGTGCTCAAGAGTGCGCGCGTTGGGTACACCAAGATGCTGCTCGCCAGCATCGCCTACGACGCCCACCACAAGAAGCGCAACCAGGCGCTGTGGCAGCCGACGGACTCGGACAGCGACAGCTTCTGCAAGACCGAGCTGGAGCCCATGCTGCGCGACGTGAAGGTCATGCGCAAGATCTTCCCGGCGTTCCAGAAGAAGTCCAAAGAGAACACGCTGAAGCTGAAGGCCTTCATCGGGAGCCTGCTGCACCTCCTGGGCGCCACGGCCGCGAAGAACTTTCGCCGCATCACCGTCGCCTCTGCCAAGCTGGACGAGGTGGACGGGATGGACCAGATCATCGAGCGCAGCGCTGATCCGGTGACCCTGAGCCGCAAGCGACTGGAGGGGGCAACCTTCCCGAAGCACATCCTGGGCAGCACGCCGCGCATCAAGGGGCTGAGCCATATCGAGGGCCGGGTGCTGGTGGCGCAGGCCCGCATGGTGTTCCAGATCACCTGCCCGCACTGCGACGTGGAGCACCCCCTGACCTGGGGCGGCGAGGACAAGCAGCACGGCTTCAAGTGGAACAAGGAGAACCCCGGGGACGTGTGGCACCAGTGCCCCCACTGCCACGGCAAGCTGCGCCAGGCCGACTACCTGCGAATTTCGCACGATGGCGCCTGGATCAGCGAGTGCGGCGGCTGGCGCTACGGGGCGGACAGGATCTGGCGCGATGGCGCTGGGCAGCCCACCCAGCCACCGCGCCACATCGCATTCAAGATCTGGACTGCCTACAGCCCGCTGGCCACCTGGTCGGAGATCGTCTCAGAGTTCTTGAACGCCATGGCCAAGCGCCGCACCGGCGACAAGGGCCCGCTGATGGGCTGGATCAACGAGACGCTGGGCGAAACCTGGGAGGACGACGAAGCCGAGAAGTTGGAGGCTGAAGCCATTCAGGCTCGGGCGGAAGGCTACGGGCTGCGCACAGTGCCTATGGGGGGCCTGGTGCTGGTGGCCGGGGTAGACGTGCAGGACGACCGCTTTGAGGTGGTCGTGTGGTCCATCGGCCGCGGTGAGGAAATGTGGTGCATCGACTACGTGGTTATTCCCGCGGACCCGGCCCAGGACGAGGAATGGGTCACCAAGCTGCTGCCGTACTTGCAGAGCACTTTCAAGCACGAGAGCGGTGTGGAGCTCAGCCTGTCGGGCGTGGGCATCGACATGATGGGCCACTTCACCCAGCAGGGCTACAACTTCGTCCGGTTCCGCGAGCGGCAGAAGATCTTCGGCGTGCGCGGCGATCCCACGCCTGGCCAGCCGATCAGTTCGGGCCATAAGGCCCAGGATGTGAACTACCGCGGCGGCATCATCAAGAAGGGCGTCAAGCTCTGGTACGTCGGGGCGGACACGGCGAAAGACCTGCTTTTCCAGCGCCTGAAGATCAGCAACCACGGGCCAGGCTACGTGCACTTCAGCGAAGGCCTGCCCTCTGCCTACTACGCCCAACTCACCGCAGAGCAACGCGTCCTGGTTTCCACCGCGCGCGGGCTCATCACACGCTGGGTGAACGTCAACCGCCTGCGCAATGAGGTGCTGGACTGCACGGTCTATGCGCTGTTTGTGGCGCACCGCCTGGCGCTGCACACCAAGACGGAAAACGCCTGGCGCGCGATCGAGCGAAAGCTGGGCATCGAACCTCGGGCACCTCGCTCGCTGCCGCCAGCAGACGAGGAGGGAGGCGCCCCAGAAGCCGTAGCGCCAACCCCACCATCCCCCGCCCTGCGCCCCCAGCGCCAAGCCAGGCCACGCAGACCAGCACCGACCACCGCATCCAAACTCTCAAGCCTCGGGTAACACATGACCAAAACCAATACCGCCCCCACGCCCGGCAAGGCCGCCGCCGCCCCACTTGCCAAGCTGGTGGGCCAGGATCCGGACCTCGTGGACCGCATCTTCGAATACCTGCTCACGGAGTTCCCGCACATCGCGGGCGAGCAGTTCGCGAAGGCAAAGGCCGCCGTCCGCGAGGAGTTCAAGGGGGAGGAGATCTACATCCCAGCGCGCGGCGCTACGGATCGCCAGAACTTGATTCGCGAGGTATTCGCTCTGTTCAATGGCCGCAACGCAACAGAGGTCGCCCGACGCCTGCATATCTCGCGCGCTTCTGTCTATCGCTTTCTGAAGCAGGGGCGTCAGGGATAGCAATCGTCTCAGCTTTCCGGGATTTGAGACAGGCAACTGGGTACGGTCGGCGAACCTCCGCGCCGCTTGGCCGGTGGGAACAAGGAACCCTCATGGCCGTCACTCAGGCAGATATCGACCGACTCAACGCCGCCATTCGCAGCGGCGAGCAGACCGTTTCCTACAACGGACGCTCTGTCACTTTTCGCAGCGTTGAGCAACTCATCAAGGCGCGCGACGATGCCCAGTCCGAACTGGCGGCAAGCCGCCCCGGGCGGCGCCGGTTGTACGGCTTCCGCTTCAAGACGCTGCGCGGGGATTGAATATGGCCCGCCGAACACACTCCCGCCGCAACATCGTTGACAGCATCGTCGGCTACTTCAATCCCCGGGCAGGCTTGCGCCGCACTGTGGCGCGTGAGATGCTGCACCGCGCCTACGAGGGCGCCAACCAGCGGGACGGATGGAAGCCGCGCCGTGGCGGTGCCAGCGCCAATGCCGATCACCAAGCCGACGCCGAGCAACTTCGTATCCGGTCGCGCGCGTTGCAGCAGAACGTGCCCTACATTGCTCAGGGCATGCGCTCGCTGGTCGCGCAGACTATCGGGACGGGCATCACGCCGCTGTTCACGGGACCGCATGCGGCCATCCTCAATGCCCTGTGGACGAAGTGGGCCCCTTTCGCCGATGCCGACGGCCGTACGAATGTCTATGGCCAGCAGGCGCTCGGCTACCGCACCATGGAGGGCGACGGCGAGGTGTTGCTGCGCGCGCGCACCCGGCGTCCTTCCGACGGGTTGCCTGTGCCCCTACAGTTCCAGATCCTTGAAATTGACTGGCTCGACAGCAAGCGCAACGAGACACGCGGCGGCAACCAGATCATCAACGGAATCGAGTACGACGCCCTAGGCCGGAAGGTGAACTTCTGGCTCTTCACATCGCACCCTGGCGACACGTGGGTCACCCGCATGCTCGGGCGTGTCGGCATCCGCGGCGAGAGCCGTCCCGTGCCCGCTGACCAGATCATCCACCTCTACAACCCAGAGCGCCCAGGCCAAGGTCGCGGGATCACCCGCCTTGCGCCGATCATTCCAGCCGTTCGCGATCTGCATCTCTACGAGGACGCCGAGGCCCAGCGCAAGAATCTGGAAACCCGCCTGGCTGTGCTGGCGACAGGCGACACCTCGGGGCTTCAGGACGCGCCCGACGAAGGGGCGGGGGAGGGCGGCGACGCATCCCGAACCGGCGACCTCGGCGCACTGCCCAGCGGACAGATCCTCGAAATGCCCCAGGGCATGAACTTCCAGATCGTGGAGCCCAAGGCCGCGCCCGGCTACGTCGAGTATGTGAAGCAGCGCCTGCACATCATCGCGGCCGGCTTCGGCGTCACCTACGAGATGATGACCGGGGACATGAGCGAGGTGAACTTCAGCAGCGCGCGCATGCGCCAGAACGACTTCCGCCGTGATGTCGAAATCACCCAGTGGCTGAGCTTCATTCCCACGTGGTGCGACGCCGTGTGCCGCAAGTTCGTGGAGCACGCTTACCTGGCAGGATTGATCAGCAGCACTGAGTACGGTGTGGAACACACCACCCCGAAATGGAACTCGCCGAATCCGCTGCAGGACGCGGAGGCCGACTTGGCCGAGATCGCTGGCGGTCTCTCCAGCTTCAGTGAAAAGCTGCGCCAGCGCGGGTACAAGCCGGATGCCGTCTTCAACGAGCTGAAGTCCGACCTCGACAAGCTGCAATCCATGGGCATTCTTGACATCCTCATGCTGCTGCAGAAGGGGCGGGCGCCGTCTGAAGTGAAGGAAGCGGAGAGCGATAGCAAGCCAGGCAAGAAGGCCACGTAAAGATCGTCTCAGTTTTCCGGGATTTGAGACGGCTAAACCGGCATCGTGCCGGTCATGCCGCAAACCGACACCCCCGCCAACGCGACGCGCCGTGACGAGTTGCCCCTCGCTGGGCGCTCCATGGAACTGCGCCACTTCACGCGCGCTGCGGGCGACGACTCGCAGCCGGACGCGCCGCTGGCCACCGCTTCGCTGGTCTTCACGACGGGTGCGGCGGTGCGCCGCTACGACTGGTTCCGTGAACGCCCGTTCATCGAGCGCTTGGTGGTGGACGAATCGTCCATTCGCCTGGACCGCCTGCAACGCGGCGCACCTCTGCTGAACACGCACAACCAGTGGAGCCTTGAGGCTCAGCTGGGCGTTGTGGAGAACCCTGCCATTCGCAATGGTGAGGGGACCTGCGACGTGACTTTCAGCCGCCGCCCCTCGGTGGCTGGCTATGTGCAGGACGTTGAAGACCGAATCATCCGCAACGTGTCGGTGGGCTATGTGCGCCACCGCATCGAGATGGTCCCACCCGCGGAAGACGGCGGCCTGTGGGAGTACCGCGTCGTTGACTGGGAGCCCATGGAAGTGTCCCTGGTCCCCATCCCCGCTGACATGGATAGCCAGGTCCGCGCCGGTGGCCAGCCCTCCGGGGCCGAAGAACCCGAGCACCAAGTCCGCACCTTCCCATGCGAATTCATCGAGGTGCGCTCGTCTCAATCCACGCCCGCTGTGGGCAGTACCGCAGCACATCCAACCGAAGAAGGAAACCGCTCCATGCCTGACGCTACCAACGCCCAAAACGGCACCACCGCTGCCGCACCCGCCGCGGCTCCTGCCGCTTCTGCGGCGCCAGCAGCTGCTCCCGCAGTGGACACGCGCGCTGCCGACATCAGCGATCTGTGCCAGCGCCATGGGGTGTCCAGCCTGGCTGGCGACATGATCCGCAACGGCACCACACTGGACGCCGCGCGCTCGGCCGTGCTGGACGAACTGGCTCGCCGCGATGCCGCAGCCGGGGGGCATCACAACACCGTGGTGCGCACCGTGAGCGATGAAACCGAAACGCGCATGGCGGGCCTGCAGGAAGCCTTGGTGCACCGCATCGATCCATCTGCCCAGCTGACCGACAACGGTCGCCAGTACCGCGGCTACAGCCTGTTGGAGTTGGGCCGCGACATGATTGAACGCGCTGGCGGCAATACCCGTGGCATGACGCGCATGGAAATCGCCGAGCGCATGCTGCAGGTCCGTTCGGCAGGCATGCAGGGAACCAGCGACTTCGCTAACCTGCTGTCCAACGTGGCAACCCGCCGCCTGCGCGCAGCCTACGAACAGGCGGGCTCCACCTACGCGATCTGGGCCAGCCGCGCCCCCAACGCCGCGGACTTCAAGAGCATGGATGTCGTGCAGCTCTCCGGCGCCCCGGACCTGCTGCAGACGAACGAGCATGGTGAATTCACCTACGGCACGTTGAAGGACGCCGGTGAATCCTACAAGGTGGTGACCCATGGCCGGATCGTGTCTCTCACCCGCCAGGCCATCGTCAACGACGACCTGCGCGGCTTTGACCGCCTGATCCGTGCCTTCGGCGATGCAGCTGCCCGCCTGGAAAACCGCCTGGTCTACAGCCAGCTCCTGAGCAACCCCGTGATGGGCGATGGCGTGGCGCTCTTCCATGCGAGCCACGGCAATCTGGCCGGCGCTGGCAGCGTGCTGGACAACATCACCAAGCTAGGCGCAGGCCGCGCCGCAATGCGCAAGCAAAAGGGCCTGCAGGGTGAACCCCTGAACCTTGCCCCCGCGTTCCTGATCGTGCCGTCGGATCTGGAGCAGATCGCCTACCAGTTCACCAGCTCGAACTACGTGCCCTCGGCACCCGGTGAGGTGAACGAATTCCGCCAGGGCGGGCGCACGGCGCTGGAGCCCGTAGTGGAGCCGCTGCTGGACAGCGACAGCGCAACGGCTTGGTATCTGGCCGCGAACTCCAACCAGGTGGACACCGTGGAGTACTGCTACCTCGACGGCGCCGAGGGTCCCGTCATCGAGACGAAGCAGGGCTTCGAGGTGGACGGCGTCGCGATCAAGTGCCGCCTGGACTTCGGCGCAAAGGTCATTGACCACCGCGGCCTGCGCAAGGCCACCGGCGCCGCCTGATCGTAGGGGCGCCCGGTGGGTGTCCCTTCCTTTGCTTTCACCAAGGAACGCACATGAACAACTTCAAGCAGATCGGTGACGTGATCACCATCCCAGCAGCCGCCGCGGCGGTCGCGTCCGGCCAGGTTCTCAAGATCGGCAACATCCTGGCGGTCGCCTCGCACTCCGCTGCCATTGGCGAGCCTGTCGAGTGCAAGCGCACCGGCGTGTTCCTGGCGCCGAAGGTTTCGGGTGCTGTGATCGCACAGGGCGAGTCCTTGACCTGGGACGTTTCCGCCAGCAGCGGCGCAGGTGCCTTTGACGACAACGCAGCCACACCGGCCTCGGGCGACGTGACTGGCGCTGCCGCCTTCGCCTTCGAAGCAGCAGGTGCTGGCGTCACGACCTTGGCCGTGTGCTTCACCGGCGTGCCCGGCACCGTAACCGCCTAAGCACCATGATCCTCTCGCCCTTCGCCACCCTTGAGCAGCGCGTGAACACCGCTGTGCTGGGCCGCCTCGCCAACGCGCAGGCCGTCTACCAAGGCGGCGAGCCGTTCCCGGTCGTGTTCGATTCGGGGGCTGTGGAGGCGTATGGCGAAACCGGCGATGTGGTGGATCTGCCCGAGTACGCGGTCTCGCTCTACCTGGGCAAGACGCCCGGCCTCGCCGAGGGCAGCAAGCTGACGATCGACGGAAAGATCTACACGGTTGCCGGTGGCGTACAGCCTGATTCGAGCGGCTGGGTGGAGCGTGTGCCACTGGCTTTGCTGAAGGGGTAGCGCGCATGTTCCTCGCCATCGAAGCCATCGCCCAGAACCTGCGCAATGCCCCGCACTTCCAAACCTGGGACGTGCGTGATGGCATGGGCCTGGTTTCACGCCAGGAAACCCCATCCGCCGATGTGCGGATTCTGGGTGCTGGGGTCGATGGGGGCGCCTCGACCGCGACGGTATCGCCTTCTGTGGCGGTGCGTCTCACGGTCGAACGCAGCGAAGCCGCAGCAAGCAAGTTGGACGGGGCGTTTACCGCCGCGTTCTCCGAGCTGCACGGGCTGCAGATCAAGGACGGCGCGGGCCGCACATGGAGCCGGCTCAAGTTGAGCGCCGTGCGCGATTTACCTGTGCTGGAAGGTTTCGTCGGCTGCGAGCTGATTTTCCAGAACGACTCTGAGTTCACAAGCAAGCACTGCGAGTGCTGATCATCAAGGAATGACCATGGCCAAGCCAGACAAAGACACCGAGACCGTGTACCTGCTGCGCCCCCACCGGCACGCAGGCCGCGATTACCCCGTGGGCGCCCAGCTCGAAATGCCTGAGTCGAAAGCCACCTGGCTCGTCGGCCTGGGCGTCGGCAGCAAGACGCCGCCCGCCAAAACCCCCGCAACGCCGAAGGAGGCCTGAACACCATGGCTGCAACCGTCACAACCACCAAGTCTCAGAGCTGGAAGGGCCAGGGTCCCATTCTTTGGGGCGACTACGACCCGGTGAATGGCACGAAGGACATGGCGTACATGACCGGCGTGGAAGCGTTCCCCTGCGGCAACCGCACGTTGTCCACCGCGCTGACCAAGGAAACCAGCACGATCAAGGAAAGCTGCAGCGGCCAGCGCCTGGACCTGGAAGAGATCCCTGGCCCGGCTGAAATGACCTTCACGCTGGAGCTGCAGCACATCGCGCCCCGCCTGCTTGCGCATTACCTGTACGGTGAGGCCGTGGACAAAGCGGCGGGCACAGTGACAGCTGAGAAGTTGCCCACGGTGGCCGCTGGCGACAACGTGTTCCTTCGCCACCCCAACGCCAGCAGCATCGTCATCGAGGACAGCACGCCCACCACGCCCATCGCGCTGGTGGAAGGCACTCACTACGAGGTCAAGAGCGCCGAGCACGGGCACATCAAGATTCTTGCTCTGCCGACCTCGCCCGCCGCAGTGCAGCCTCTGAACGTGGACTACGCCCACGCGACGTACGTGAACATCGCCGCCTTCACCCAGGCGAACGCGGTTCGCAAAGGCATCCTGTTTAACGGCATCAACCACAACGGCCGCAAGGCCCGCTTGATCATGCCGTGCACGTCAATGGTCCCTGGCGGTGACTACAACTGGCTGTCCGACGAGCCGATCACGATGCAGTTCACCGGCCGTGTGCTCTATGCGTCCGAGCTGGGCAACGACCCTGAGTACGGCAATTTTGCCCGCGTGGACTGGCTCGACTAAGCCCACGCCCCACCCCTGACCTGCCCGGCGCCACGTGCGCCGCGCGCCTTCAAGTACCGCCGTCAATGGCGGTAGCTGAAGCCGCTGCATTGCCCGGTACCCACCAACCACGAGACGCCCGCACGTGAAGCCGATTCAGATCCTGATCAACGCGAAGGACAACGCCTCCAAGGTGTTCGACTCGCTGCAGGCGAAGGTGGCAGCTGTGGGGGCGGCCATCCTGGGGTACTTCGGCATTCAGGCCTTCGCGGGCGTAGTGCAGGGTGCCGCCGAGTTCGAGGCGGCAATGAGTCGGGTGCAAGCAGCCACCGGCGCCACAAAAGAGGAAATGGCCCAGCTCACCAAGCTGGCCAAGGACGCGGCTGCGGAGTCCGGGTTCTCGAACGTCGAGACGGCCGACGCCCTGACCAACCTTGCCAAGGCAGGCGCCAACGCCACAGAAGCCATGGGGGCGCTACCTGGCGTCATCAACCTTGCGCGTGCTGGCGAAATCGAGCTCGCACAGTCGTCGGAGTACCTCACCAAGATCATCGCGTCGATGGGCGGACAGTTCTCCGACGCTGGCAAGTATGCGGACGTGCTGGCCATGGGTGCCAACGCCAGCAATACCTCCGTCACTGGCCTAGCCCAAGCGCTGAGCTATTCCGCCCCAGCCGCGAAGGCACTGAACCTGAGCCTCGAAACGACGGTGGGCCTGCTCGGGAAGTTTGCGGACGGCGGTATCGACGCGAGTCGCGCAGGCACTGCACTCAACTCGATCCTGTCGCAGTTCCTGGATCCGGCGTCAAAGTTCCGCAGCGAGCTGGCTTTGATGGGGATCACCACCAGCAATTTCGAGGAGGCGCTCAAGCAGCTTGCAGCCGCTGGCCCGCGCGGTGCGAATGCGATCTTGGCAGTTGGCCTGGAGGCCGGGCCAGCACTGCGAGGCCTGCTCAACGCGGGCATTGGCGCCCTGGACGAGCTGATCGGCAAGCTGAAGAGCGCCGAAGGCAGCGCCGCCGCTACGGCCAAGACCCTGCGGGACAACCTGACGGGATCTCTTGGCGCGCTGGGCAACGCATGGCAGACAGTGAAGGACGTGCTGGGAGCCCCGGTGCTGCCCGTTCTCAAGCAAGGGGTGGATGAGCTCACGGCCGCATTCCGTCGCGCAGTCGAGGACGGCACAGTCCAGCGCTTTGGCGAGTCCATCGCGACTGCCATACGCCAAGGCATCCAGTTTGTACGCGAGTTCCTGGGCACCGTGGATTTCACGGTGGTCATCGCCCGCATGCAGGCGTTTGCTGACGAGTCCAACGCGACGCTCACCAGAGTGGGAGAGTTCGCCACCAACGCAGGGAACGTGGTCAAGCTGGCCTGGGGTGTGATGACGGCCGGCATTGATGGCGCGATGGCCGTCATCTACAAGACGACGGAGATCATGGTCGCGCAGTTCGCCCGCATTCAGCTCGGGGCGGCTGCGCTGATTGAAGCGCTGTCCAAGATCACCTTCGGCGATCTGTCCGAGCGCTACAAGCGGGCGGCCGATGAGATCCGTCTCTCCGCCGAGGCCACTGCCACGGCGAGCCAGGCCCTTGGCGAAAAGGCAAGGCAAGCACTGGAAGATGCGACCAAAGGCGCTGAACTCGCGCGGGAGGGGTGGGACGGCGTCACCAAGGCCATGGCCGAGACGGAGCAGCAGGGCACACGTACAAGCGCCGTGATGGCCAAGATCGCCGAGGATCTGGGCAAGGGTGCTCAAGCGGCTGCTGACTACGGCGTCTCAGTGCAAAAGAAGGCCAACGCTGAAAGCCTTGCGGCTATCGCGGCTGCCGAGCACGAGGAAAAGATCGAAGCACTGCAGCGCCGGTACAACGAACTCAAGTCCGCGGGCGATATCAACGGGGCCATTGAGGTTTTCGATGAGCTCACGAAGGCCATGCGCCAGGGAGCCTTGACCGCCGAGCAATATGCCGCCCAGTTAGCCACAACAGCGAAAGAAGTGGAGGCGGCGTTTGGACGGATGCGCGTCGTAAGTACAGACGCACTGAAAAGACAAGCCGCCGCCCACCTTGCTGACTACGAGACCATTCGTGCCTCTGGCTTGGCCACGGCAGAGGATCTCAGCCGCGCCTTCAAGGTTGCCGCAGAGGCCGCCATTGCTGCAAACAAGGGCATTGCTCCCGCATGGGTGGTCGCCGAAGCCGGAGTGCGCGGCTACAAGATCGCGGTAGACGAAGCGGGGCGAGCCACGCTCGAAGCCGCCAACCAAGGGGCCAATGGGCTGGATCGCCTTGCACGTAGCTGGCACGCCACCCGCGAGGCGGTGCAGGCCCAAGAGGAAGCGATGGACCGCATCCTCATGAAATACACGATGACGGCCGACTACACCGAGCGGCAGATCGCGTTGCTGGAACGCGAGGCCGCTGCGGCCGAGAAAGCCGCCGAGGCGTACCGCAAGAAGTGGAATATGGACAAGGAGGGGTACTCCTTGAACACGGCAGGCGAGCGCGCCCTCCAGGGTGAGACCAAAGAGCAAATTGATGCCGACGTGGCTCGCAGGTACGGCGAGGAGAACGTGGGCAACCCGCTGGCCGAGGAAGCGCGCCAGCTCGCCAAGATCCTGGCGGACATGGCCGAAATCGGCGGGCTCAGCCGCATCCAGTCTGCCGAGAGCGCCAAGCAGATCGCAGAGCAGCGCCGCAGGCTGCAGGAGCTGGAGGCGCTGCTTCTCAACAGCGCTGACAAAGATTCAGAAGAAGACGAGCCTAAGAAGCCCGCGGGCCGGGCGCGCCCGGCGGGAAGCAGTTCCTCGCGCGGCGCTGAAGAGGGCGAGCGTGATCGGAGTGGGGGCTCGGGCGTCTCGCGCGGCTCCGGCCCCGTGATCCAGATCGTCCTGAACCCTGGCGTGGATCTGTCCAACCGGGCCGAAGCTGAACGCATGGCTCGCCAGCTCATGCCAGCCATCGAGAACCTGAACCGTCGCGGTTTCCGCCCCTGAGCCCAACATGACAGCCACCCCCTACACCCGCACTCGCATCCTCGGCAACGCGAACAACAAGGTGCGCGCGGCCGTGATCACTGCGTCTGCACAGCGTGCGAGCACCCAGGTGCACCTCCTCGCCCAGAACCGGGCGGGGAATGGCTCCATGGGTCTCAGCGGTGCCTACACGGGCGGTGCGGATACCGTGGTCGATGTAGAGGTGCTGGGCGGTCCCGATGGACAGCTGCGCGCGACGACGCCGGTCCTGCAGGGCGTCGGCAACGGCACGCTGGACGTGCAGAGCATCGAGGTTGGTGCGGTGCCGCAAACGCTGCGCTTCTCCCTTCTCGATGCTGGCAAGGCAGCTACCCACGCAATGCTCGACTTCTTCGGCGTGCAGCTCGCGGCTCGCGCCCCTGGCGTGGCTGGCAACAGCATTGAGCTGACCGTCACGCGCAACCTCACCTACACAGACCTGCCGTACTCGACCCTGGAAGGCATCAGCGCAGGAGCGACGTCCTTCGAAGGGGCTCAGTTTGATTGGGGCCAGCCGCCCGGCAACGGCGGGCAGGTGCCCACGGGTGCCCTGCGTATCGCTTTTGCCGGTATTCCCCAGGTGCTGCGCGCTTGGAAGACATGGGAGAACGGCCGCTTCACGTACCGGCTGAACCCAGCTCTGGCATACGAGGTGCCGGAAAACACCCGGGTGCGCGCTGTCAGCGGCGACTACACCCTCAGCGTGACCGATGGAACGGACACCGAGACTTACAGCGCGGTGACCATGTTCGACTTCCTGAGCCAGGTGCAGGCCCGCTCGGCTCTGCTCCAAGTGCTGGGCGTGGTGGCTGAAGACCGCGCCCCAGGAGGCCAAGCCGTCACGGACATCCCGCTGCGCACCGACGCGCACGCGCTGCCTGTGATCGCCTCCGTGCGCCGCGCGCAAACCATGCAGGTCGGAGCCGTCTCGCCGACGGCCCCCACCGAGAACATCGTCGTGGTGAACGAAGGCCGGGCCACAGGCGGCGCCCAGTATTGGAGTGTGCGCGGCGGCGTCAGCGGGCAGCTTCCCCCCGCCTATACCGGGGTGCCCTACACGGACGGACCGGTGGCTTTCACGATCCCTGCGCCAGTTAGCACCGTCAGCGCGCAGGCCTCGATCAAGTCTCGCTTTGTGCCCACGACTCGTCGGGACGACGAGGGCCTGCCAGCCATCTGCTTCAAACCGGAGGTGCTCGGCATCGCCGCAACCGACAAGGAGGTGACCTTTGTCTACAAGAAACGACCACCCGCCGACTGCAGCTGCGCGCAATTGCCCGCGCTTCCAGTCAGCCTGCAATGCCTGGGCCTGTTGCCCGAAGACGAGGGAGCTATGGACCCCGCTGTAAAGACGCGCCTGCTCGACCTGATGGAGTGGCGAGCCGATTTCCTTGCCGAGAACATCGGTCTGGAACCGCGAACCTCAGACACCAACCCGAACATGGATTACGCGGCCCGGGTGAAGATGGATGCGAACGACGTGTCCATGCTGAACGGCGTCGTGCAGGCGCTGCAGGACTGCCTGACCGAGGTCAGTGAGAGCACGGACGCCCTCACCGAGTGGGACGCCGTGGTGACCGCCCTCAAGGCAGAGTTTTTGCCGTACCAGGATCTGAGCGGCTTCCCCGTATCTGATCCGGAGAATGTTGCGGCTCTGCTGCGCAAGTACAGCGCCGCGCTGGACGTGTGCCGGGTGAAGGCGGGCATCCTCCCAAAATCTGACGCCAGCGGTGAGCAGGGGAGTCCCTGCTGGCGTGACCCTGGTGATGCTTTCCTTTGGGAGCACACCGAGGGCATCTATCTCCCCATGTTCACGAACCAGCCGTATGTCAGCGTGATTCGCGACGCGGACGGCAAGATCGTGAGCACTCAGGAATTCGGAATCGGGCTGGTCACCCAGTGCGAGCACCGCCTCAAGGTGGGCGACCAGATCACGATCCGGATCTCCAATACGCACAACCAGGCGGCATGGTCGGAGGGCGACAAGTTCACCGTTCCCGTGATTGCGGCCGGCTCGGCGCCTCTCACTGGTGGCACGGATGGAAGCCCGGTGCAGACCTGGACGGTCCGCAGCTCCGTGCTCGGCGCGCTGGCGGACTGGCTGTATGACCCAGGGGCGCCCGCTCCCTACACCGTCGGCCCCGCCGATGTCGCCCTGATGCCCGGCGGCATCCCGTTTGAGGTGGGTGACACGCTGGCATTCGACATCGAGGGTGGGGAACTGCGCTGGCGGCGCGATGGTGGCGCGTGGACGACTGCTGACCTGTACGGCCCCGCGCTGGATCTGGGCGACGGCCTTCTGTTGGAGGCGACCCCCGGGCCTGCGCCGTCCTTCCTGGCAGCCGATACCTGGCAGTTCCGGGCTGTGGCCACCTTCGGCACCGACCGCATGCGCCAGCCACGTGTGGGCCGGGCCTTCGCGTGGGATGGACCTGCTGTAACCCTGGACATTGACCTGCTCTCACCGATGCCGGTCGAGGTGGTCATGCTCGCCCTGCACGAGATTCCCAATGGGGCATCTGTCACCGTTTCGGGCGGCCTGGCTGGATATGCGGAGTGGACCAAGCCGCTGGCGCTGCACCCGGTGCTGGCTCTCGCGCGAGTGGACGAGGAAGACGCCCCCGCGGTCCGCTACCTGCGCGTGACGGTTACCGGCGCAGGCGCTGGGGGCTCCATCGGCTGGCTCTGGGCTGGAATGGGCTGGCAGCCCAGCGTGACGCCTCGCATCACCCGCGCCCGGTCCTGGGCCCTGTCTCGTGGCACTGGGGTCAACGAAGGCGGGCTCTACCGCGGCGCGGGTGTCGGTGGCAGCTGGTCATGGGACCAAAGCGGCGAGCAGGCCGCGCTGCTGGCCAACAGCTACGGCGCCCTGTTCACGCTGCTCGACCACGCCGCGCGCGAGGGGGCCGAAGCTCTGGCCATGGTGCCGGACCTGGACAGCCCCGACCACGCATCGCTGTGCACGGTAGACAGTGAGCAGATCGAGGCGACCGACAACATGGATTGGCAGTCCACCGCGGAGCGCATCGTTTCGCTGTCCCTGCCATTGCGGCCTGTGCTGGTGTGACCCATGTTCGAGCTCACCATCTTCACCATCCCGCCTCTCGTGTTCGAGGGCGCCGCGATCACGGCCGTGGGAGCCGCTGGCGCGTCGATCAACGGCGAGATGCCCAACATGCCGATCACGCTGGACAACGCCCGGGGCGAGCACACCCAGGTGCTGGCCGCAGCCGACGTGCTGCGCCACCGTGCGGAACTGCGTCAGCGCGGCGTCCTGATTTTTGCGGGCGCTGTGCAGGCGATCACCTTGGGCGCGTCTGTCGTGCTCGATCTGGAGGCGTGAGCATGGCTGCACCACTGCTCTATACCGACAACCTTCCGCTGCGCCGCGTGGAAGATCTTCCCCAGTACAGCGCCCAGGCCGTGGGCCGCGCTCTGCCCTGGGTCTTCGGCCGTGCGACCTTGAGTCCTGTGCCCCTTGACCTCGTGGGCGCCGAATGGCTGGTCGCTGATCACCCTATTTCGGGGATTGATCGGGTCACCGTGGGCGGCCTTCCGACGGATGGATGGCAATTGGTTCAGCAGCTCGACGCCACCGGCTCGCCGATCTCCGTGCTGCGCCTGGCGCAGCCCACCACGACGCAGGCAGTCGCCGTGACCGTGGCTGGCCGGCGCCATCCGCAAACCGGCGAGCTGCTGGCCACGCCTGCAGCCATCGTGCGCGAGCTGCTGCGCCTGAGCGGGCATGCGGAGCCCCGGGACGCCTGGGCGGGCCTCGATGAGCATTACGGCCAGACAGCGCTGGGCATTGTGTTCGGCGACGAGACCACCTTGCGATCGGCCATTGCGGCCGTGGTCGAACCCCTTGGCGCGATGTGGCGGCCGGGTTGGGCCACACGCCGCGCGCCTGGCCAGCCGTCGGCAATCCTAGATGCCTCCGTGGTGGCCAGCGTCACGGCCCGCGCCGAGAACACCACGCTGCGCACGACAGCCCGAGTCACGTATGGCTACGACTGGTCCGTGAATGGCGCTCGCAGCTCGATGAACCTTGCCGCGCCACAGGCCGTGGCCGTGTGGGGCGAGTTGCCCCTGCAGATTGACCTGCCAGCCGTGCGCACCGCCCGTGACGCGCTGGCCATCGGCTCGGCACGGCTGGCCGCAGCTGCTCGCCCGCTCTGGGTGCTGGACCTGCAGGACGTGTCGGAGCGGGTCGGCGAGCTGCGCGAGGGCATGACGGTATTCCTGAACCACCCACACGCGCCCGTAGGCCTGGCGGTGCTCACCTCCGTTTCACGTGACCGCGAGCGCACGCAATACACCCTGAGGGGAGAGATGTACGCGACGGCGGTGCCACAGGTGCAAATGGTCCGCCGAGGGTCCGCTCTCCTGCCCGCGGCCTCGCAGCCTGCACCGATCACCTACCGCGACGGGGTGGCCACGTTCACGATCCTCGATGACCTGGGCCAGCCGATGGCGGGTGCTGCAGTCACGCTGGATGGGCTGCTCACGGCCAACACAAATGCCTCTGGCCAAGTGCAGTTCCGCACCCCGCGAGGCGCGCACACGCTCACGGTTCGCATGCCCGGCTACGCGACGTTGGAGCTGGAGGTGGTTGTATGACCGTCGTTCAACGGACTCCGAACCTGGGGCTGACGCTTCGGATGCAGCGCAACGCGAAGCCCACGTCTACCGATAGCAGCGAAGGCGGCGGGGGAGGCGAGAGCGAGGTCCTGGGTGCCGGGTGGCTGGTCCCCGCAATTTTGGACTTTTCAGCGTTTCAGGACAGTTCTCTCCTTGAGGACGGGCGATGGGAGATCACCACCGGCTCGCCGCAGGGCTACACGCCTGTGGCTTCGATATGGGAAGGCACTCCTGATTTTGTGGATCCCGATGGCGAGGCTTGGCCGCGTCCTGGCCCCGGGTTCCGCTGTACGGAAATCACGGTCGATTCGACCTACTACACAGGGTGGCCGGGCTGGACGTTTTTTGGGGTCCTTCAGGCAACAGGGCTTGTGGATGCCCACTGGTTGCTGGAATGGAGCAGCCCGTCGCCCACCGATCCGCTGATCTCCTCCCGTGGCCACAGGGCCCGCACTTACGCCAACGTGGTGCAGGTTGAGCTGTACCCAACAGACACGTCGGCTGCCGGAGCAGAAACGCTCACGGCAACCGCTCTCAGTGGCGGCGAGGTAGTCGCCGTTCTAAAGCTCACCGCGACAAGCATCGCGGCGTGAAGGAAACAGATGACCTGCAAAAACGAACCCTTCAATCACACCCGCGGCGCCAGCTTTCAGTTGGGGGTGCGGCTTCCATCCCGCTTTCCCGATGGGCATTTCGCTGGCTGGGTGCCCACGTCGAAAGTGGTCACCGAAGACGACGAGGCGGTGGCCACGCTGGAAGTGCAGTGGCAAGACCCTGCGATTGCCCGCGTTCTGCTGCTGAAGTGCCTCGGCACCGATAGCTGGCCCATTGGCCTGGCCCGATTCGACGTGCGTCTGACCAGCCCCGATGGTTTCGTGCTGATGACCACCCCGAAGCACTTCTACGTCGTGAAGGGGGCCACAGGTGCCTGAAACGATCGAACTCGAATTGATGCTGCCCGATGTGCTGGACCTGCGCATCGTGCAGCCCCCTGCAGAGCTGCCAGCCGACATCGCAATGGTGATGGCGAGCAAGCCCGGTGCGTCCGCGATCAGCGCTGATCCGGGCAATCGCGCCACCAATGGAACCGATGGCGGCGTGTACGTGCGCGACGACCTGGTGCCCGACCCACTCGCTTACTACATCTTGGCGAAAGCCTGAAAGGAAGAAGACCATGACTCTCGAACAACGCCTGATCCTGCTGGCCCAAGGCATTGGAACGGATATCAAGACCCTGACCCTCGCACAGGGCTCGCTTTCCTCGCTGACGACGACCGCCAAGGGCAGCTTGGTTGCTGCAATCAACGAACTGAAGACCATCACGGATGGTTTGAGTGGTGGCGGCGGCGGAGCTGTCATCAATGACGCCGCTGGCGACGGTGACACCACTGTCACCTGGTCCGCCAACAAGATCTTCGACGCCATCGCGGCTGCGAGTGCGGCGCTGAAAAACGAGCTGGTCGATGGGGCAGGCGCAGCGCTGGACACGCTCAACGAGTTGGCCGACGCCCTGAACAACGACCCCAACTTCGCCGCCACGATTGCTACGGAGATCGCAAACCGCGTTCGCTACGACGCTGCGCAGACGCTGACTGACCCGCAGAAAGCGCAGGCCCGCACGAACATCGGTGCCCAGGCTGCTGCGGACGTGGGCAACACAGACCACGACTTTGTAGCGGACTACAACACCGCCAAGGCTTAAGCCATGACCCTGCAAGCACGGATCACCGACCTCGCGCAGGCCGTTGCTGCGGACATCAAAACGGTCCTTCCTCTCGCCCCGCAGAGTGGCGATCTTGCGTTCTCCGTTGAACCTGATCGGTTCAGCCTCCCGGAATGGCTGCCCTGTGATGGGGCGCTGCTGGACAACGCGACGGCGCCAGCCAGCTTGCAGCCCTACATGGCGCGCGCGGGGGAAATGGACTACACGTATGACGGGGGCCCCGAAAGCGCTGGCGCTGTGCCCACCAATGTCTTCGACATGCTGGGCGACTATGCGCTCTTGCAGATGGCTGCTGCTCCGTTCGCCGTCCCGATGAAGAGAACGCCTGGCGGGACATTCAGCTACGCGAAGGAGTCGTTTGCCGTCAACCCAACCGCGGCCCTGAAGTGTGCGGCGCTTGGGGAATCTGGCGGCGTCACCCGCGTGCTCGCATTTACGGCCGCCGCTGGCGGTGCTTACTACGCGCGAAACATCTCCACCAGCTGGCCCGTGTCGAACGTGGCTGCCACGTTCACCGGCAAGACCGTTGCCGGTGTAGTGTTCGGGGCAGATGACAGGTTCTACCTGCTCTCGTCTACCGCTCCGTACCTGCACTCGATTGAGGTGGACGTGCCAACGGGCACGCTGATTGATATCGGTGGCCCACATGCGGCTGGAGCAGGGCTGGCGATCAGCCCGAACCAAAAGTACATGGTCAGCTGGCACACGACGACGCCGTTCCTGAACGTTTTCGAGTTCGATGGCAGCAAGTATGTGCACATCGGATCGCCACCCACCTCTGCAGCGTCCTACCTGCGCGTGGAAGTCAGCGACACCGGGCTGATTGTCGGCAAGCAGACATCCGCGAGCGTCTATCACATCTGCTCCGTGACGCCCTCCGGGGGTGTCAGTGGAATGACGCTGAACACGGTCAACGCCGCGACTGCCTGGGGCCTTTCGCCTGACGGCCGATACCTCGTCTCGTGGTTGTCGAACGTGATGAGCTACTACCCCATCGTCAACAACACGATGGGCGCCGCAGTCGCCTTTCCGCTGTACGGGGCGGCGGCTTTTTCCACGATTGCCGGGCGGTTTGGAATGATCCCTGGCCACTTCATGGCATCCAGCAACAACGGGAATAACGGCTATGTGATGGCTGGGTCGAACACCCCTTCCGGCTGGATCGCCCCGCGCATCAAGCACGGCTTCATGAAGACATGAACATGAAAACCGAAACCTTAGACACCCTGGCCAACGTGGGCAGCAAAGTCACGACGGCGGGCGCGACCACGAGCGTCGTCGGCACATTCCTGATCAACAACATGGTGGGGATCATCGGGCTCCTCATCGCGTTAGCGGGCTATCTGACCAACGTGCACTACAAGCGCAAGGCCAGCAAGCGGCGCGACATTGAGCTGGCGCTCAACACCCGCGCGACCGAGCAGGCGCTGGAGCTTCAGCGCGTCGAGGCCGAACAAAAGCGCGCTGAGCGGGCGCTGCGCATGGACCTCATGCGCGCAGGGGTTGACGTGGGCCCGCCCCCCAGCGATCTCGCACCCCTCACCGCAGTGCCAAAGCCTGGCGGCCGGGAGGATGAAGATGAGCGATAAAGCCAAGGTTTGGGGCTCTCTGGGGGCTGCAGTGCTGGCGGTCGTTGCTGGCGTGTTCGCCGTGGAGGGCAGGTATGTCAACAACCCGGCCGATCCTGGCGGCGAGACGAACCACGGGGTTACGGTGGCCGTGGCGCGCGACGCGGGGTACTCCGGCCCCATGCGCGAGCTGCCCAAGGAATTCGCCGAGCAGATCTACGCACGCGACTACATCGAGCGCCCGAATTTCCATCGCGTCATCGCCATGAGCCCAGCCGTGGGCGAGAAGCTGGTGGACGCAGGGGTGAACGCTGGGCCAGGCCGCTCCGCGCGCTGGTTCCAGCAGTCGCTGAACCACCTCAGCCGCGGCGGCGCCGACTACCCGCTGGTGGCGGTGGATGGTCAGGTGGGCGGCCAGTCACTCGCGGCCTATCAGGCGCTGGAACGCAAGCGGGGCAGGGTGAAGGCCTGCGAACTGACGCTGAAGTTGCTGGACGTGCAGCAGGGCGCGCATTACCTGAGCCTGGGTAAGCCCATGTTCGTCGTTGGCTGGACCGACAACCGCCTGGGCAACGTTCCGCTGGCGCGCTGCGCCGAGTCCGTGCGAAAGGACGCGCCATGATGAGCCCCGGGCAGATCCTCATCCTGGCCAGCTTGGCAGCGAATGCGGTGCTGGGCTGGGCCTACCTGGGCCAGCGTGACGAAACCGCGACAGCCCGGGCAGACCTGCGCGGCATTGAAGGGCAGCGCGACGGGGCACGCCAGGCCGCCAGCGCCTGCAGCGACGCCACCGAGGCGCTGCGCGAGCTGGCCGACCGGCGCGCCGCCGCAGCAGCGCCCGCCCGTGAGGCTGCCGCGAACACAGCGCGCAACCTTGCGCAGCGCGCGGACCACTTTCTCGGCCTCAAGCCGCGCGCCCCGGCCGACCAATGCGCCAGCATGCAGGCGCTGGGCGACGAATGGCTGCAGGGGAGGGACAAGCCGTGAGAATTGCTATTTCTCTAATAGCGGTCTGCGCTTTGGCGGCATGCGCAGCGCCTCAAACGCGGGTGGAAATGCAGCGCGTGAACGTGCCGGTGCCCGTGGAATGTCGCGAGCGTGAGCCTGACCGCCCCGCCATGCCCACCGAGGCCCTGTCGCCCGGCGTCGCGCCGTATCACCTGCTGCAATCCGCACTGGCGGAAATCGACCGGCGCGAAGGCTATGAGGTGCAATTGCGTGCTGCGCTGCGCGCCTGCACGGCGCGGGTCAAGCTGCAATAGCTTCGGACGGTGTCCGTACGAGCGTCAGAATTTTCCCGGCTGTGGGATTCCAGTCCAGATCCTCTGCGGCATGTCGCGAGGCAGCGGTCCGTAAAAGTCCGAGCGTCTGAAGCCCAGTCACGATTTCGCGTTCGTCCTCGGTCGCTGCGTACACCATGCCTTCCCGCTCGGCGATCTCCGCATATTCAGCAATTGTCTTTGGTGTGGGATCGTCCTCTGGCAAGAGAATTTTGCGGCCGAAGTTGCTCACCAAATAACTCAGTTCCTGCGCTGTGATGTCGCGTAGGGTGCGAGTCAAAAAGGCACCCCCGACTCGCACGACGGCATCATTCGTCGCCACATTCATGGCGGCTCTTCTCAAGAACTCCAGTTTTTCCGCTTCGCCTGTGGTGAGAATTGTGTGCACCATGCTGGTGACGAACTGGTGTTGCTGATCAGTCCATCTGTCCATTTGCACCTGGTGGTCGTCCATGTCCTGGCGCAGTTTCCGAATCGCCTCGTTCGCATTGTTCGCAGCCCGCTGGGCCGGGATCGCTTTCATCAGATCGGCGAGCATTGCGACGCTTACAGCCGTTAGTTCCAACGGCACTCCCATTGAAAGTGCGGTCCCTGCGGTTGTGACAAGCGCAGCCGCCCCAGCGATCAATGGCGCGGCTGTTGGACTGCCCGGGTCTGTTAACGCTTTCAGATCGCTCATGCTGCTACGCCTTCGCCAAGCGGCCCGCCTCAATGTCGGCGCGGAGCAGGTCGTTCGCTCGCGTCTGCCAGCCGGGACCGGTAGCCTTTAGCGCCGCCAGCACGTCCGGATCGAACCGGATGTTCGTGGCCACCTTCGGGTTCTCCTTCACTGATCCCTTGGGCCTTCCGCCCTTGCTGCGAGCAGCGATGCTCTCCGGCGTGTGCACAGCGCCGAACTTCCCAGCCGCAGCCTCGGCAAGGGATTCGCGCAGGCCGGGGATGCCTTGGCCCGCATCTGCTTCAATGGCCCGAGCCACCTTTTCGGCGTTCAGGCCCTGAAGGTCTTTCAGGGTCTTGATCATCGCTTTATCTCCTTCGGAAGAATGTTGGCCTTGTCGGCCTTCGTATAAACAGCCACCAGCAGGACGATTTCCTCAGAGGTGATGTTGAAGTACACCACCCGGGCACCGCCCCGCTTGCCCTTACCAGCGACCGACCAGCGCACTTTGCGTGCACCGTCTGCGCCTGGGATTACGTCACCGGCTTCGGGGTTCGCTGCAATGAAGCTGATGAACTCCAGACGTTCGGCTTCGCTCCACACGTCAGCGACTTGCTTCTGGAAGAGGGTGGTTTCGATGACGGTGAACATGGGTTTATTGTATCCACAAAATACCGCATGTCAAAGCGATTTTGTGTAGATACAAAGAATATTTCACTGTTTTTTTATCCAGTAGTGCACAATACCCGAATGCCCAGCGAACTGATCACCCAAACCGCCATTGCCCTGCTGGGCCCAACTGCTATCTGGCTATCGCAAAGCCGCAGTGTGGGCTTCCAACGCTGGGCCTGCATCGTGGGGCTGGCAAGTCAGCCGTTCTGGTTTTGGGCTGTGTGGGATAGCGGCCAGTGGGGCGTCGCGGTAGTGGCGATTGCCTGCGCGCTGGCTTGGTTGAAAGGGTTGTGGGTCCACTGGCTGACGCCGCGCGCTCCGTCTGGCGTGAATACCTTGGCACTGCCACCGGAAAGCAGGCTGAAATGACGGACCCGACTGCGGGAAACGGGATCTTGGTCAAGGTCCATGGAGAAGATATTGCGGCCGGATCGCAGCGGCTTCCCGCTGCAGGCCCCGATCAGCAGGCCGAGCTGAGCGTTGTGGTGGACGCGAAGTACCTTGGCAAAGTGCGAATAACCTATCGACTCGGCAAGAGCCCACGGCGACACCGGAACCTTTGGTTTTGGACCGCCTGCCACGCCGCGGTCGTGCCGTCTCCTGAGTAG